TAACTGTGTTAGGTGTTGACAATGCTACTGCATCTGGGTCAACAGTCTCTGTAAGTGTGTCTGTTACTGCGTTTAGGTCAACGTACTTCTGTAGAACTACTGTTGAACCTGGGATTGATTGCTGTGCTGGTGTCTTGTCTGCGACTGAACGAATTAGTGGTTCGGCGCGGAGAGCGAACTCAAGAAGACGGTCATACGCCTTCTGTACAAGACCTGCACCGCCGACTGTACCACCAAGAGTGGTAGAGCCTGTGGATGTGTATGCATTTGACATACGCGGTCACCTCCAAGTGACTATGAACGGATATTATTGTTGTGAGCGCAAGATTGAAAGAATGTCTTCTTCAGACGTAGCCTGTTGCATTCTGTATTCAATATCATTTGCTCGGTCAGGGGTCATAGCGTTCTGTGTAACCAAGTCCTGGTTGCGTAATGCAGCGCGGTCTTCTTGGCTTACCTTAGAACTATCTTCGTTAACCGTTAGTCCGAACAAGTCTGCATTCTCGTCGAGCCAGTTAGAAACTGATTCTTCGTTAATGTCATCCAAGTCCTTCATTACTAAACGGGCTGCTTTAAGATTGACGCCCTTCTTTTCTAGTACTGACTTGACAGTAGCCTCACGCTGCGTCTTGGAAAATCCCTCAAGTTGCTCAGTGAGTTCCTTAATACGCTTCTCGTCAGCACGCTTGGCTTTACGCAACTTTTTAAGTAAGTCGCTTCCATCCATCGGTGCTTCTTCGATTGTATCTAGGTCATCGTCTTCGTCGTCCCAGTAGTTGTTGCTCATAGCAACGCCACCCTTCTATTCGTAGTTAGTTCGCAAGCCTCAGGTTCCATTCGGGGAAATGGTCTGGCTCTTACTACCAGTCTTATACGCCAACGGGGCTGGTGGGTCCGTTGGGATTCTATTTTTAGATTACGCGGTTTGCTCTTGATTGTGATGCAAGGCTCTTAGAACCAATGGTTCCAGCCTTACCACTAAAGCGTGCTTCTTCTTGTTGAGTTAAATCTTCTAGTTTCTTAAGTTCTTCGGCAGATTTGCCGATAACAGCCTTTGTTAGACCAGTAACTCCTAGTGATTTCATCCCTGAAATTTCAGCAAGTTTCTGTTCTGTCTCTCGTGCTCTAGCAATCTGTCCAAATTGTCCTAATGTGCTGGCGTATGTGCCGCCACCCTTAGCAATATCGGCTGCTTGCTCAACGCTAATTCCGCTAGGTAATTCTTTAGATAGTCCAAGACCCTGGAATTCTGCAGCAGAAAGAACTTCATATCCAGCAATTTCTTGCTGTAACATCGTTGCACCTTTATCACCCAAGGCAAGAGTTCTAGCCAATGCGGTTCTATCAAGATATGGAAAGAATCTTTGAAGAGTTTTCTTAGTTGCAGCAGGGGCGTTATCAATTCTATCAAAAATCTGTGTAATTCTATTGCCAAATTCTGTAGCAGATACACCCTTACCAAGAACGTCTCCAAGAAAGTCTTCATTAGCCAAATCACCTAAGTTAGACGCTTTAAGAAATTCACCCATCTTAGATTCTGTTTTAAAATATTCAGCAATAGTTGGCACAGTAACTGCCTTACCTGCTTGTTTCATCTTCTGAAGAGCAAAGATACCTTTGAATCGCTTAGTAAAGTCAGTCATCAACGGGTTGGTTTCAGACTCAAGAAGAGCCATATTGAATGCTTCTTCTGAAGTTGCACCTTGTTTATAAAATTTAGATACAGCCTTGTAGAGTTCGTTAGCCCAAGGCTTAGCCATCTCTGTTGGACCAAAGAAAACACCAAGTGTTTGTTTAAATACATCTGATGCTAAAGTAGGACCAGTATCAGTTGGTGGTAGAGGTGCTACAGGTGTTACTACAGGAGTTACCACAGGTGTTACTACGGGTGTCACTACAGGTGTTCCAACTGGAGTTGGTGTTAACTTTTTCTTAATAACAGTATCAGTTGGTCTGGTTACTTTTCCAGTGGCTGCATCAAAATAATCAGATAACTGTCCGCCATAAGTATCAACAAATGACTGTGCTAATGCTTTAGCATTATCGTAAGCAGCAATTTGTTCCTCAGTTTTAGTTACAGTTTTTACTGGTGCTGCTTGAGCAGTTGGGGCAGATGGGGGCAGTCCTAGTGTTTCTTTTTCTAGATTAGTAAGTGGTTTGCCTGCACCTTGTTTAGCAACTGCTGCTTGTAACTGCGCTGGAGTTAAAACGGGAGAATTAAGACCCTCACCATCAACCATCATTCGTGTATTGATAGCCATTATACTCCAAATCCCATCGCTGATGCAACACCTATCGCGGAGTCGCGTGCTAAATCTTTAGACCAACTTGCTTTTTCTGAGTTGGGATGATTCTTTAAATATGTTACCCAGTCAGAGATTGAACCCATTGGTACATTTCCTGCTGTTCCATCTGGACGTACAAACTTGTCAAGGTCTGGATTGTCTAGGTCAATAGTGCTAGGGTCAACTTCCCAATACTTAGCCATTTGTGTGATGTATGGTTCTACAACATCCATAACAGTTAAGCCAGGAGTATCTTGTAATCTCTTTGCAAATAGTGGGTAACGTGCTGCAGCCTTGGCTGCAAATTGATTTTTAAACTCATCAACAGTTTTAGTACCTGAAGCAAGCGCTATACCAAAAGCATCAATTTCTTTTTTGCTATAATCAGATATTCCATTTGCCTTTAGCAAAGCATTGATTGAAGAAATCTTAGCAATTGCACTAGATGGCAACTTAGTTGTATCACCTAGATTTACTTTTGCCCATAAGAATGACTCTGTAAAGTCTTTAGCATTAAACAGTGATGGAGTTATAACTGTCTCCATACCACCAGTGGCAGCCTTACGAGTAGTTGATTTACCAGAAGCCTTAGCCTCTGTGTTTAACTTATTAAAGAACTCTGTTTTGTCTACAGCAGAAAGTTGACTTACATCAAAACCAATAGTCTTAGCAATTTGATTTAACAATGCTTCTGATGTAATTGGGTCGTACTCTGTATAAGTTGCACTTTCGCCAGTCATTGCTGGAGAGTTCTTTGTTAGAACATCTAAAACATCCCAAGGACTTTGCTTCTTGCCTTCTTTAAATGATGCAATAGCACCATCTACAATATCATTCCATAAAGCCTGACGAGCAACATCGGTTGGTTGCTTATTAGCAATAGTAAGTAGATACTGAGTAAGAGCAACCTGTGCACTACCTGGTAGTTTAGCAAAAGACTTCTTGACTATAGATGCATCAGCCTTGACTAAGTTACCCTTTGCATCTGGCATCCAGATATAAGTAATCTTAGGACCCTTGGTTTCCTTTTTGGGAACAACAATAACTGGAGGCGTTGGTATTGGTGTCACTTCTTAGGCTCCTTTATATTTAAACTATCATTGCTGTAGTAGCGTGTAATCATTCTTTGTAAGGTTGGGTCCCATAGAGAAAGAGTTCCTTCAAGATAGAGTTGCCATTGCTCTTCAATCGCACCCTTGTATCCTGTTGGTGCATCTAGTCGAGCCTTGCCAAATGAATCTCTGTATTCAATAAATGCTTTAGCGTGAGTCCAGAACTGCGTGTTTCCAAACTTCTTCATAAAGTCTTTATCATTTACAAGTGTCTTAATGCCAACAGATTGGTAATAAGCGCTATCTTTAGCGGCTCCGCCACCACCATATTCAAGGAACCAAGGAGCGCTTACGGCGCCCAATGTTTCGGCATATTCTCTAAGTTGGTCCTTTAATTCTGGAACACTAAGATAACTACTATATCCAGCCTTTTTGGCTGCAGCATTTAAATCATCTTTAAATCCTGTGTAAGCCTTCCAAAGGCGTGACTTAGTGAGTTCATCCTCAACCATTTGTGGTGTCTTAAGTTGTGAGTTAAGAATAGTTCCGCCAGGAAGAGTTGCATTAGGGTCATTAAGAAACTTACTAACCTGAATATTGTAATCTCTTGGTAGGTCAGCAGTCATCAAACCAACAAGTGATGGGTCAAGACGTTCTAGTTTCTTAGCAAGACCAGAGAAATCTTCATAGATACGGCTGTAAGCCTTCTGGCTTGGTGGAAAATATGCAACCTTATCTCGTGCACCGCCAGTAAATAGACGGTCCACTGGGAAGTCAGCCCCACCTGCAAGACGCATTTGCTTTTGAAATTCATCTTCTGCAAGAGTAGATGCTTGCATTTCAGTAAGAGGCTTACCAGTCTTAGGGTCTTTCTTAGCCTTGTACTTGTCATACAACATATAGTAGTAATCAGAGAACAATGCATCTGGACGAGACTCAACATACTGAGGTGTACCAAGTAGAGAGAAGAATTGTGTACGGAATTTACGTAGGTAGATACTCTCTGTACCCTTACGAATGCTTTCTTCTGTAGGCTTAGGACCTATCTTCATTTCGTGAAGAATCTGTTGACGTGTGGCTTCAGATAATAAAGAATTAACCCACATCTCATCTGTTGTGCTTTTATTCAAAGCAGTTGTTAGGTTACGTGCCCAAGCAGGTGTAAATGTACGACCTAGTTGAGTCTTTAAATCTGTTTCAATTCCAAATGGGAATAACTCATCATATGAATATCCAGGAATTTTTCCGACTGTTTTGTCAATAGACTTTTTAATTTCATCTTCGGTGCTTACTTTCCAAGATAAAGCACGCCCAATAGCAAGAGGTACTAGGTAGGATGGTCCAGGTAGGTTAGCAATAAAGTTAGTTGCACGGGAACTAATAATTATACCCTTGCCGTCGTTAAATCCCATTTCCTTTGTACCAGGAATAAGAAGAAACTCAGCATCCATTGGGTTCTCAACTGGATTACCATACTTATCTATGCCAAATGAGTTGTATAAACCATAGTAACTGTTAAGGAATCCACCCATACGTCCAGGTTGCTTAACAGCAAACCCACCATAACGATAGATACCAGATGCAGCAGCATTAGGAAATGTGGATAAGGCTCTTGCAAGATATAAACCACGCTGTTGACGTGGGATTGTATAAAACGTATTGCTAATGTTATCAACCATTTCGGCTGCAACTGATTGACGCATAGATAAAATTGTTGCAAGCGTTACTTCTCTGCCCTGAGCAACAAGCATATTTGCTTTTTCAGTCATACGCTTAGAGAAATCAATTGTTCCGTAAACTTCACGAATTAAGTTTTCTGGCTTTAGTAAAAACTTCCAAGCATTTGCCATCGATGCGTCGATTGCTTGATTAGTAGCCTTAATAAGACCAGTAGGATTTCCGTATGGAATATCTATTGGTTGAATACCAACCATCTGGTCCAACTTGTCACCAAGTAGTTGTTCTAGGTCAGTTTTCCTGACAGGACCTGCAGCGGCAAGTAGTTGTGCGTCCTTGGTTGGAAGGTAACGATTGACATATGAGAATGCTTCATCAACCATATCAGTCAACTGGTCAATTGGACGACCCATTGAACTTGCATAAGACTTACCTCGGTTGCTAGCAGCCCAAGCAAGGATAGTTTCTCGTGAGTTACCAGCAAGAACCTGGTCAACTAGCATATCTCCACGCATAAAATTGTTGACTACATAAGCCAACTCATCAAAATACATAGGGTCTGCAACATTAGTAATAGTCTGTGGACCATTTCTAAAGATTGTATTAAACTTTGCTACAGTTGCCTTGTTACCAAGAATTTCAATTGTTCTTGTATTGTTGCTTGAAATTTCGCTGAAGTAACCATCACCAAGATAATTACGATTACGCATAGAAGGCATTTCAATTGCTTGACCATTACTCAAAACAATTGTTTCCATCTCTGGAAGTAATGGCTTCTTCTCATAGCGACCTTCAGCAACAGAGAATATCTCTCCACGCTTCTTAATCTTAGGTCCAAGTTCTTCGAGAACCTGACCAATTTTTGCATACTTTGCTGCAATAATTGCATCTAGGTCATTAATTTCAGGAGCAAGAGTATTGATAGTCTGGGATGCTTTAGCAATCAGTAGTTCTGCACTACGAATTTCGCTAGCATATCGAGCAGCAATAATTGCTTCTGGACTTAATGCTTTGCCTTTAATACCGCTTGAGACAACAACTTTAATTTTATTGCCACTTACTTCGGTTACCGTAAATTTTGTATTACGTGGAAGAAGCCATTCGGCTTCTCCTGCTGCAATTTTTCCAGTTGTTTCAACTCTCATACCAATTGGGAAAATTCCTTTTGTTCCAGCAGGGTTTGTTATTTCCATAACAATTCCATTGTCTCTTGCAAATCTTTTTCCTACTGCTTCTTTTATATCAGTTGAGGAAAAAGACTTTTCAACAAATGTATCTCCTGGCTTTAAATCACGTAAATTGTCTAAGTACTCTTTGCTAAATCTGTCAGATGACATCCCGCGAAATGTAGTAATTGGAGTTTCAAGAACTGGCGCTTTTGAGATAAGAAAATCTAAATCACCGACAATCTTATTAACTTTTACTGTTTCTTTTGCGCCAGCGTTATACCCACCGCGAAGAACAGTATTAACAAGACTGTAATCTCCACTACCATTTGTGTAATTTATTAATGAATCTTCATATTGTTTATAATTTTCAACAGTAAAACCTTTGGAGCGTTGACTGTTAAGTAGTAAAACAATTGAATTTTCATCAGTAATAATTGGAGCAATAATTTCTTTTGGTTGTACTTCCGTTGTTTGCTTCCCAATATTCTTAAGAGTTTCAACTCTACGCTTTAAGTTGTACAAAGATGGCACATCAATAGGCTTGCCGTATTCAACAGTGTACTTATTGAGTTTAACCTCAAGGAAGTCAACCATTTTTTCTGCAGCCCGCAGGTCTTCTTTAACGACATCTGCCCATTCACGCTTGGTTGCTGGAGATACCCCAGGAACATCTGCAAATAGTTGCTCATACTTAGCGTATGTAATGTCTCGATTAGTAATAGCAGTATTATACTGCTGTGCCAAAGCCTTAATTTCTTTTTGAATCTCATTTTTTGCGTTAGGCAAAATAGTTTTAGACTTTTCAATATTACGAATTACAAAATTTACATCGTTCTTAATAATCTGCTTAGCAGCAGCACCAAACATAGTGGTAAAAAACTTGCTGCCTTCAGCCATAGTTGCTGCAAGTAAAGGCTCAAAGATTGAGTTCTTTGGAATATAACTGAAACGATACAATGCTGAAATAGAGAACGCCTTGTTACCAAGTTCAAATATGCCACGCATAGAATCGCGTGCTACACCACCTGCAGTCTGAATACCACCAGTTACTATATTTTTCTCACGACTTGCAGCACGAGCAAGCATTCTGTCAAGTTCGCCAAATGGTAGCATAGGCATTGAGTTGGCAAGTTGAGCCTGAGTTTTGGGAGCAACTTGAAGTCTTGTACCGCTTGGGTCAAGTGCTGTACCCATACGCTTTAGGTCTCCGTGTACAGTGTATACGTCTTTCATTAGATTACTTACAAAAGTATCAATTACATTTGTGTCAGTAAATCCACGAGTAAATGCAATAGAGCGAGCAAGTTCTGTATTAAGGTTATTAATCATTGCGGCTCGGTCACCGTCAGTTTTTGCTGAAACAAACTTATCAATTATTTCAAGGCGATACTGCGATACAGTCATTGGTATGTTTTCGTGATTTACAATCATTTTATTGCCACGAGTAAACAAAGGAACATCATCAAATGTAGCAATAAGTTCGTCAATACCATTTTGAGGACGGATACCTGAGTTAGTAATAAACCCCTTAGGCATCATTGTTCCAAGTGTACGGATAAGAACCGTAGTTGGTCCATTGAGATATTTACTTTGCAGTACTGTCTGTGTAAATCCACCAGCATTAGAGAAGTCACGCTGTGCAACTGCAAGACCAATATCTTGCTTTCGAGAACGTGCAGCAGCATATCCCTTGCGTCCAAGGATTGGCTCTGCAGGCTTATAGTTCTTACCAAAAAACGTTGGTTCAGTCGATACAATTCCAGTACTTGGGTCTTCAACTTCTTTTAAGAAGGCATCATAAATTTCTTGGTGCTTAGGGTTCTTTTTAATAGCATCATCAAATGCACCAAGTACACGAGCAGAATTTTCAGGTGTTAACTTTGGAAGTTGTCCAGTTGCAGCGTAGTTGCCTTGGATAACCAAGTTACCATCACCTAATACCCATAGGTCATCACGCATACCAGCAGAAGCCAAACGTTCAATTGCAGGCGCATAACCTTTACCTGCAAGAATAAAATCACGCACAACTTCTGAAGATTCTGTATCTTTTATAAGTTTAACTATGTTTGGTGTGACCGTTGTATGATTTTTAAGAATTTCTTTAATTTCAATATCATTTTTAGATGCTGCAAGTTTTTCAATATCTTGTCCAAAGACAGTTAAGTTGCCCTCTGTTCCACCAGATTTACGGAATGCAATGTGCTGATTAATTAAGTCTTCAGCCTTAGGCATAGCATCTACATCACCAGCGCGGAAGCGTGTGTTAAGACCAGCCTTTAATGCGCTAGCGCGGACACCTGCTGCAAGACCAGCACCTGCAACATTGATTGCAATATTCTTGATTAGGAAATCGTTAGTTCCTGTAATCCATCTACCAAGAGTATTTTCCTCAAAGTTTTTTTGAATCTGAACATCATCCCATAGGTCAACATCTGCAACATCAATCCCACCATTTTTAAGAATAAGACTTTCAAATGCACCTAGTGGTGAAATATAACTCTTAAGCATAGACACGCCAAGAGAAACCTTTTTGCTTCGCTCGTAGGCATCAATTACATCTGAGGGCTGAAAACCTTTACCATACTCACCAGATTTGTACAAACGACTACTTGGGTCAGTAAGTAAAAATGCTGTTGAAATAGGACGAGCAATGATAGGACTAAATACATACTCTTCAGCCTTTTGAGCAGTATAGAGAATTGGGTCAACAACTTTTGCGGTGGTGTCTTGAACAGTAGAAAGCCCAGCCTTTTGCAAAGACTTTTGTGTTCCTGTTTCAGCAGCAATACCCGCTGCAGCAGCAGCCTCTGGAGAACCCTTGAATGTTTGTGCGGCGCCGAATTGAGCACCAGATGTTGCTACGTTACCAATCAGAGCGCCAGGAAGTGATGCAATTCCCTTGGCTGCGCCTTTAACGGAGTTGATGAAGTCTTCCCATACTGGCATTACTTCACCTCCGCTGCTGTAAATGTATCAGGGCTACCACCTTGTACTTCATTACCAGTGATGGTAAGAATAAAGATATCTCTATCTTCGGGTGACTCCCAAGGAACCATTGCTAAAGGGATTGCTATTTCAAAGTTGTCATAACCTAGAGAGTTAGCAAACTTATCTAGGTGGTCAAAGAAGTTATTTTCTACCCATCTCATTAAAGTATCTTGTTTTTCAGGTAGTTAACAAACTGCTTGTAAGAATCAGGTGCGCCTTGTAGACGAGTCGCATTCATTAAATCTGGAAGATAGCGTTTAATTAGTGCTATGTTTTCATCTTGATTAATTGCAGATGTTAAACGTGGATTTAATGCTTCAGAACCACGACCACGACCTATATCTACACCATCAGAGATAGGCAAATCATCCATTGATTCGGCATCAAGTGGTGTAATACTAGACAACATTGACTCCATTGGGTTTGTAGGAGGCTGTACTGCAGGTACAGGGTCACCTGCCATTGTTGCTGCGCCCTGTTGTGCCATAGTTTCTACTCCTGTTGAACCTAAACTCTTCATACCTGGAATATACTTAGGTGCTTGCTTACCAGTTCCACCTGCTCCGCCTGTAGCAGAAATGTTTGCAGGGTTGTTCTGAGGTGCAGTGGGGCGGTCTCCGCCTCTATCATCAGGTGCTGTAGTCACTGGTTATCCTCTTCTTCTGTAAAAGTATCTTCAAGTTCGCTGTTGTACTCTTCGGCTAAGCGCATCATTCCCGCTGCATTCCAAGGAGTCATTGCTTCGCTTACTTCTGTATGAAGAAAGCGATTACCTTTGTAATCTGCCCATTCGGATATTAAAACCCAACCTGAAGCAATGTAGTTTTTACCAGTAGAGTCTGTATCTACTAATAAACGTAGAGCATCATCTACTGCTTCGCGGAACTCTTCACTCATTTTTTGTACTGAGTTTCTAATATAAATGGTTCCGCTGTTTTGCTATCATTAAGTGCAGCAATAGATGCTGCTTGTTCTGGAGTGGCACCTGCATAAAGCGCACCGAGAGCATAATCTCCACCAGTGCCTATACCGTAATATCCTGAATCACTACGAGAGACTGCAAAGTCGCTATCAATTTCAAAGATGTTTCCATTAAATGCTATTAACACATAAAGTTCAAACTCTTTGTCTGTCGACTTTGCGTCTAAAATATTAGAATCGGTCAGTTGTTGCTTAAGAGATGTAACAACCTTGTTGACCATAAACTGAAAAGGATTTTCTTTATCTTTAGCAATCGCTGTAGGCGGCTTCCAAGTATGCAAGATAACTTGCAGTGCTCGTACATCACCTGCTGCTCCAATAATAAAGTTTCCGTTAGTTATAACTTTAACCATATCTGGATGAGAATAAATCTTTGAGTCACCTACTACACGAGAATCGCCAAGAACAACACAGCGATTTGCGTATTCAACGCCGATAATTGTTGTCATTGTCCCCTACCTCAATTATCTACGTGCTACGGTTCTTACACTTGCGTTTGCTTCTCCACCGCCCGTAAGGCTAGAGAGAATACTCATAATGTCTGGTGGTGCTTGCTCTGGTGGTGCAATTTCTGGTGCACCTTCTGGAGCAATAGCGCCTCCTGCTGGAACGCCTTCGGGAGCAGGGGACATTTGCTCAACCGCTTGTGGTGCCCCAGCAGGAGGAACTTGCTGCTGCGGAGCGAATGTGGCTTCAATTGCGTCCTCTAATGCTTGACCTTTTTGACGAGCCTTGATAACCGCAGCAATCTTACGTACTACCTCTGAAGCATCCTGACCTTGTGTTGCCATTTGTGGGATGGCTTGTGTATAGGCAGTAAGCGAACCAAGTAATGCGGCACGCATATCTTCAATTTCAATCTTTTCAAGTTCTTGAGTTACGTTTACAGTAAATGGAAGTTCTCTCATAGCCATATCTCGGCTGATGAGTTTTCCTCCAAGTGCTTGAAGCATAAAGATAAGACCTTGCGCTGGGTTAAGACCAGCAAGCATACCGTAACGAACGTCAGCAGAATAATCATTCTTGATGTCCTTAGATGGCTTGTATTCAATTTCATATGGAGAACCAGAATCTACGCCTCGGATTGTTTTTTCTTCTGGATAAATAACTTCATCAACTTCAAAGCAAAGGCTAATAACATCGCGCAGTGCTGCAGCAAAGATAGCCTGTGCTGATTTGACCTGGGTATCGAATGCACCCATAAGTGCTTGTACGCCTTGTCCAGTGACGATTGAAGCATCAATGTTACCTGTACGAGATTCAGGGTAACGTGTACCAACACGAAGTTCTTGGTTAAGCAATGTCTGCTCAGTAAATGCACCTTGTGGAAGTGTGAGTTCAACACGACGTACACCTGCTGGGTTAGCAGTACGGATAACTGCGTCTCCACCAAGTTGCAACTCTTGTACATCCTGTGGAAGTACGATAGGAGCCTGAACAGATTTCTCTGCTGCTTCCATTGCAAGCAACGCAAAGCGGTTGCGTAACAACTGGATACCTAGGACATCATCAAATTGTCCACGTAGTTCGCCATCAACTGAAGGCTTACGTGCAACAATAACCATCATCTTACCTAGAGGATTCTTAACCTTAGAAAGAATCAGGTCTTGCTTTGTTGGTAAGTAAATGATTGATTGGTCTTTGTCATAATAGCGAATTAACTCAACCTCGTTATTGAGGTCTTGCTTGTAGCCTTGACCACCGAGCAGTTCCCTCTCAAACTCTGGAAACTGAGTAACGAGTTCGCCCAATGTCATAAGATATCTTTTAGCAAATGCCACACAACGTCCATAGCGGTCAAACTCTGGATAGGAACCTATCGGGTTTTCTATGCGGATACGTGGCAGTTTTGCTTCTTCGTCCAGTTCAATAATGAACGGAACGAAACCATAAGTGATATACCAGTCAGCGCCTGAATACATCTGTACTGATAAGTCTGAATGTGAAAAGTAGTTTGATGCAATACGAGTACGCTTGTCAGCAAACTGTCGCGCTCTGTCTGAAACTGAATTTGCTGCTGAGCAGTTTACTGCTGGCAGTGGTGCCATAACCTCTGAAAGGTCACGTGCTACTACGTCAATGAAGTTGGCAACTACGTTGGCGTCTACGCCATCTGGAAAGAAGTCAGGGTAAACCTGTGAGATTTGACCCTTACGGACAGCAAGGACGTCAAGGTTGCGAGCATCGCGCTCACTATTGCGGTAGCGCAAAGAGGTTACTCTCGCTGCTACCTGTTCCATTGATAATGCCATTGTCATCCTTATCCGTATTGACCTGACCATTGGTCTGCGAATGCGTCATCTAAGTTGACTGCGTATCTGCGACCTTGCTGAGCACGAGTTGCCCAACGGTTTGATTGGTATTGCGCTGCTTGACTTGACTTCTGCATCATCTCTCGAATACGGATGACGGTAAACCATAGAGCCATAACAACGTCAGTAGGGTTCTTAGTATCTGGCTTCCAGGTAATGAGTTCCTGTACTAGAGTCTTAAGACCCTCTGAACCCTCATTGCTTGGTAGTTCGATAATGTTGTTATCTTGGAATCGTCCATCTCTGGTATTACCAAAGAGGGTAGCCATAGATGCCACACCAAAAGATGTGTCCCACTTGTTCTTACCTGTAAAGTGAGAATTAAGTTGCGTACCGTAACCTGCTAGAAAGTTACGTAAGTTTTCGTCGAGTGCATACGCCTTCTGATGCGCGTTGATTTCGATACGCAATTCTTGAGGGCGGTATTTCTCCACCCAATCTTCGATTAAATTTTGAATCTTCTGAGGTGTAGGCTCTGTCATATTGACAGCATCTAGCACATAGATTTTTCCATCGGCTCTGTTGTAGGTACAAACCACAGCACCTGTAGCACCTGCCATAGCAGGGTCAAGACCGATGATGGTGTAACCCTCGACGTGAGTAGGGTGACCAGGGTTGCCTGCTTTTAGAGGTCCTCTTTTTCGCATTCCGTTGACTGAGCCAGCCACACAGGTTGGAGAGAATATTGAGTCTTCTTGGACATCCTCTTGCTGGTAGACCATAGCCCAGACTGACGGAGCGACTTCAGAGCGCCTTGTAAAGAGCGCGGGTCCATCCCATTTCGGATAAAGTCCGTCAGCATCAGGTTCGTCCACATCTCCTTCGGGTCTATCTGTTTTAGCCCAAAGGGTTTTCCAATTTGCAGGTTTCTCATCAAATTCTAAAACTGCTGGCATAGCCATATAAGTAAAGGGTGATTTGCCACCTGTCCACTGTGAGCCATCTCGTAGCATCTTGTAGAGGTCGATAGATGAAACTCTGGTACCTACGATGATAAGTTTACCGTAGCGTCCTAGACGGGTGATAACTTCCTTCTGAAGCCATTCCATCTGCTTTTCCCACTCGTGGGCATTGGAACCCATCACAGCGTCGTCGACGATAATCAAGTCGGCACGAGCACCGTAAATCTGTGAACCTAAACCTAAGGCTTGGACGGTTGGGTCTTTTTCGCCACTATCGCGTCCTGTACCTAAATAAATCATATCTGCAGACCACGTAGTGGCGTCTGCCTTATATCCGCCATTTGGACCAAAAGCGGTCTGCAGTTTAATAAAGGCGGGGTGGTTAAGTCTTGTCTTGATAGCACCGAGGAACTTGCGTGCCATACCCTGAGTCTTTGAAACGATGATGACTCGTGAGTTAGGGTTGGTCACAATCTTGTAGGTCACGTAGTTGGTCGTGATGACTGTGGACTTTGCGTGCTCAGGTGGAACGTTGACGAGCACTCTGTTGGTAGCGCCTGGCTCGTAGGTCATAGCAGGGTGCATCCAGCGCGGCTCGCGCCCCTCGATTAAGTCAATCCAGTTCAACTGGTGAGGGAACATCTTGGTATCCAAGAACTGCTCACAAAAGTCAGGGAAGGAGATTTCCTTTAGGTCGCCTAAGTCAGCGATAACTCCCTTGCCTACCAGTCGGGCTTTGTCGGCTCGTTCCTTGAAGGCTGGTTCATTCATTGACCATTGGCGAAAGGTAACATCATTGCGCCCAACCGATGCCATAGCAGCGGTAATGGTCGAACCTTGCTCAAGTTGTAGGAGAACCTTCTCTTGAGCCTCGTGCTTAGGGATGTTTTGTATCCCAGGTCTGCGTCCCATTGGTGCCCCCTAGGGTGTATTTCGTCGCCCTCTGTAGAGGTTTAAAAACGCTCAATAAACGGTATCTGCCTGACGGCATAACTGTGGTAACTGTTATATATATTATATATTATTAAGGATTAACCGTAGAGCAAACGGAGGTTAATCCGTTAAAGATTATAATTAATCTTTACATATAAGATAACCCGTTCAAAGTACCAAAACCGAACACTTAATATCAATATATTTTTAAATATTTATATAAGGGGGGCTAATATATATAAAAGCCCTGGTCAGGGCGCATTTAGCAAATATAACAGAAAATTATGATGGGAGTATATATACAAGTAAGTGAGCAAATTAAACAACCCTACGGTCAAAAGGTAGGCAAGAACCTACGGAACCTAGACCCTCAACGTATACCTGAGGGTTAGAGTTTACTTTACATAATAAATCCCGCAGGTTGCGGGGTATAAATGCCAGAAGTTGGCAAGGAATGAATGTACAAATGGAAAGATTGATTAGGCGACTATCCCCCGTCCATATTCGCGGGGTCTAGTCTTTTTGAATTGAATCCAAGAATGCGGGGAAGTAGTTGAAACTTCAATCACTTAGACCCTCTAGAATTGTCGACAAATCGACAGACCTAACCTCCCTCACAGGTTCCGAAAGTGTGACGAACATCACATTTCTTGAGCGTGGGCAATACTTGACAAACATCACACAAGCGTGAGAGACTTGCGTTAGCAAGGTGGGAACCGCCCACACAGAGACAGGAGAACAAGATGAGCCAGAAACTATTCATCAAGACACTAGAGACAGGTGTCAAGGTTTACGTCGCGGGCTGCACAGTCTGCAACGTGCCACCAAGAGACAACAAGGGCGATTTTATCGGTCGCTGTGAGTTCTGCACAGACAAGGCGGGAAAGTAATGAAACTCAACCTAGAGCCTAAGGATATTCAAATCATCTTGGACGTTTTAGCCCGTGAGGAATATTTTCAAGCGGTCTTGACCCGTGAGAAGATTGTGGAGCAGATTTTCAAGAGCCCAAAAGTTAAAAGACTAGCCTAAGCAAGGACAGCCCCGCCCGCCTAGGGCGTGCCGATTCGATTCGGAGCGGGGCACGGGTAGAAAATCTACCAGAACGACACAACGACAGGAGCACAGAATGAACCAGAGAGACGCAATCCACTACATAGCAACACGCCAAGAGTTCAAGGCAAGCGCACTCAGCGGGAGCCGTTATTCATTAGGCGGAGGGCAACTGATGGGCAAGGACTTAGCGACATTCGAGGCGGACGTGAACGGGGCGGACTATATCGTCTACTCATACAATACCCCAATCGCTTGGCACACGCTTAATTTTGGCTGGTATGTAGTCGCGCAAAAGTTTAGCGTGACAACAAGCAAGCACACCAACCAAGTCCGCCGCGCAATTGCTGAGGCGTTAGTGGGGGCGAACTAATGAAAGCACAAGAACAAGGAACCGCGACGCTTGAACTAACTTTTGAACAATGGCGAATGATTACCGTCTCACTCAAAAACTCTAATAATTTAGATTGGCGAGAGTTTGGCGATACCGTTTCAGAATTGGTAGATGCACAGATTTGATGTGATGCAAATCACAGCCTCAAACCCTTGACAGAGGGCGAGTGTTCACGACACTATTGAGGCACGGGAACAATCCCACAACGACAGGAGCAAGCAAGTGCAGACACAAACAGAGCAAGACAAGACCCAAGTAATGCGCCTAGAGATTGACACTCTCGTAAAGGGTGTCTGGTTCTTACAAGACGGGGGAACCTATGAATATTCGTTCATTCCTAAAGGTTGCGATTGTGGAGGGCTAGCGGGACGCGGTAGCGGATTTCCAACCTATGAGATAGCGGTTTGGGAAGCATTGAAAGAAGCAACAACTATCACGGCGCAAGGATTCCATTCTCACGGCAACGGCAAGAAGTACAAGAACAAGAAGTGAGGTAACTCACAGCCCCGCACCCTTGACAGAGGGCGCAGAGTGCGAGACTCTAGCGGGGCACGGTGGCAAATGTCCACTAGTACGGCTTAGACAGGAGAAAAAATGTACAACACAGAAGAGTTCTTGAACTTTGGATTTGATAGTTACAGTCTTCACCTGACAACCTATTTTGGAGATGTGTTTCTCCCTTGGAGGACTGTAATTCTTGCGGTGTTAATCTTCGCAGGGCTAAAGGTTCGCAAGATTATTAAGGCACGCAAGGCAGGCAACTGATGGAAACAATTATAACAATTTGTTATCTAGTTTTTGTCTTAGGTTCAGGCTTGCTTATCTCTCACGGGTTGGTTAATCTGTGGGACGCACACAAACGAGGGATGGAAAGAGTCAGAGCATACGACGCACGACAGGAGGCAAGGAAATGACAGCCCTAGCCCTAGCACTACTACCAATCGCCGCGCTATGCATTGCGGGGATAGTAATCAACGACGAAATGACAGGAGAATAAAATGTGCGGATTATGTGAGAGTTCTCAGGCATTCTTAACGCTTGAAAATATGCGGGGCGTGTGTGTGCCTTGTATGGTCAAGGTAAAACAGTTCAACATCTCAGCACCTAACCCATTTCAGACAGGAGAATAAACAAATGCAAACAACTATGGCAGATTTGCACCGCCTTGTCGGTGTGCTTGAGGAATTAGTAAAGCCACTTTTGGAGGGCGATATAGTCGAGGACACCTACGAATCCAACAAACGCCCGCACCTTGTACTTCAAGAGGGAAGCAAGACCTACGGGCGAGCCTTTCGTATCCACTTTAGTGGAGGCAGTAAGTACGGCTCAGGACATTGGGAACCGCGAGGGTTTAGCGATTACCTAGGCGGAACCAAGGCAGAGGCAGAGCGCACACTGCGAAGCCTCATAGCAGGCATACGCACAGGGCAAATGATTACAGAACGGGGCAACAAATGAGTGACACAAAAACCAAGCCCTACACAGTCGAGCAATTAGTAAATGAAATCTACGAGGACAATTACTCACACCTAGAGTTTGAGTGGAATATGGGCGGAGAACCTTGCGAGTGCAAAATCCACCAAGTAATGCAAACAATAATTAAATACAGGGATAAGTAATGGAGAACACGGTTGTCATTTGCGGAGATTGCCTATACCCTATCAACCAATGCCACCACAGACAGGAGAAAAATAAATGAGTACAGAGCAACAGATTAAGAGCGCAATAGATAGTTTAAACGAGGCAATGCAAGCACTCAAGGAGTTAGGTTTGATTACAGAGGAGGAGGAAGAATGAAAGACTACGAAATCAAAATGGTTTACACAATGTATGTGACACTAGAAGCAGACAATGATGAAGACGCGATTGAACAGGCAAAGCAGACTGCAGAGGAACAACACGGTAATCGCATAAGCGAGTTCGCAGAGTTCACAATAGTGGAGGGCGAGTAATGGCATACGAACCACCACTAAACGACCCATTCTTTTACGACGACTCAGACTTTATTAAATGTAAAAGTTGTGATAAAGATTTTGATTACAACTTATACCGCTCCGATACTTGTGAAGAATGCGAAAATAAAATAGTCGAACAGGAGAAAAAGAAATGAAACGAATTATCACAGCAGAGATAGATGACCAATGGTTTGAAATACTGGGGCAGATTACCCGCCACCAAGATGGCTTCGTGTGGATTGGGGTAACTAATGCAGAAGCAAATGCAGATAGTGTATGAAACTAAGGGGGTGAAAGTAGTTAATATCTGGTTACCAGAGGGCACGGAACTGCCCGCACAATGGGCAACTATGACATACACAGAGCAGGACGAATGGTTGTATGAACACCAAGCAGAGGCAAAGACATTATGGCAGGACGAATACCAAGGACAGGCAGTTAATGTCTTACCAGTATCTCATTTAAAGGCGGTCATATAATGGTATTAAAAGATAGAAGATGGCACGAGCAAGGCAACTGCAACAGACATCCTGACCCTGACTTGTGGCACTACAACAATTCCAATGACTCAGACATACAGAAGTTAGAAGTGTTGCGTAGTGTAGAGGCGATAGAGTTATGTAATGTATGCCCAGTCAAGGCTAAGTGCCTAGAGCAGGGGCTAGAGCGTGAGAACCTAGAGTTCACAGGCGGGCACGGTTCCATATGGGGTGGGTTGCTCACAGTTGAGCGTTATCTATTGACAACGAAGAAGCCACAGGAAACTATGGTTCGCTCAGAGCACCGACACAGAAGGAATGTACGGCTGATGATTGGTAGGATAGATAAATGAGAAAACGATTTATTGTTCTGTCAATTTTAACTGCCAGTCTTTTGATTGTGCAGTTGAACCACACGATAAAGACAAGAGATGATAAACCACCAGTCATCAGAACCAAGGCAACAATGGAAGAGAAGAAAGCCAACAAGATAATGGCTATGCGCTATGCCCAAGTTGGTTGGGGTTGGGATAAAAAAGAGCGAGGCTGTGTCTATAAAATCTTTATGAAGGAAAGTCGTTTCGACCATTTAGCCAAGAACCAACAAGGCAGTAGTGCCTACGGAATTGCACAGATGTTAGGCGAGAAGAGTAAAGACCCAGCAGTTCAGATACTCAGAGCCTATCGCTATATCGAACACCGCTATGGCACACCGTGCAAGGCTTGGTTACACCACACTAGGGGTTGGTACTAGGTGCTTGACTTAACTGGCAAGCCTATACTAACCTGTATTTGTGGGTGCAAGATGTTTGTGGTCACAGTAATGTGGGACGAAGAGACAAGAGAAGTATCTTGGTATGACTTAAGACAGGAATGCAAAGAGTGCAAGGCAATCAGCACTGCACCAACACCTATGGATTGGAAGGATGAGTAATGCCAACGTATGAGTATCGTTGCAATAAATGTATGGCACACACAGTGCTAAGTCGTAAGGTAGAAGAACGCGACGAAGAAGTTAGTTGCGTTTGTGGTCATACATCAAGTAGAATATACAACACACCAGCAATCCGCTTCAATGGTAGCGGGTTCTATTCAACAGGAGGCTAGATGATGTGCAATATATGCGAAGGTGGCGGTTGCTCTGTATGTTTTAAGACAGAAAGCGAAGGTTTACAATTTGCTAGTGGTAAAGAGATTGAAGAGTTCTATGACTCATATGGTGAATCACTTTGGGTAGACCCAGCAGAATCAACGCCTGAGTCTTCCTCTGTGGGAGCATCATCATAATCGCGGAATGGTTTGAACCCACCAATCTTGTTAATCAGTTTACGAATGGCACGCTTGTGACGCATCCGCACCGCATCTTCTGTGCCCATATCTAACTCTTTACCAATGTCACCAAAGTCCATTGACTCTGCATAGCGTAGGAATAATATCTTCCTGTCATCTTTAGGTAGTTTCCAAAACGCATAGTCAACTTCAATCATCATAGCCATAAGGTTGCCACCCTCGTTAGGCGCAGAAGGTCTGCCAGTTCTACCAAGATTTAGTTTGTGAGTCACACCCCACTCACCACGCAAGACGGGAGGCAAGAGTGCCTCAACCATATCTGCTTCGTAATAAAATAAATCGCTGGTCTCATACCCACCAGACTTTGCTTTCCAATGGTTGCAATAATCTAAGGCTTGATTGCGTAGGCTACGATAGATAAGGTTCTTTGCATCCTTGTCACCTATTTCTTCCCAAGCATCTAGTTTATTTGGATGCTCAACAAACCACTGATAGAGAGATTGTCTGATGTCTTCTACTTCAATGGTTGGAAACTTGCGTGAGTATTCAGAACCGACAGCATCAACTACATAATCCCAACGCTTTATTCTTTCCCACTCAATCATTTAATCTTTGTCCCGTCCACTATTTTGAGGAAGGTAACTGGCTTCATCATCTTGTTCTTGTTTGCAAACTCTGTTGTAACTGGCAACCACTTGTCTTCCCATACAATGTTCTGTATTAAGTCAAGACGAAAAGACCACACACCCTCAGGTGTATAGTTAATGTAGTAGGGTGTTAACCCAAGTTCAGTTGACTTAGTGATAAGGAAGTCGTACTTCTTTTTCTCAAGCAACAACGTATCGTAATGTGTGTTGCGTGATTTAAGTTCAATAAACATTTTGTACATATCTGTGATGCAATCAAAGCCGTCGAATAATTCTGGGGAGTGTATTAAATCTGGGAAGTGCTCCGACTTTAGCCAGTCAAATAACTCCTGCTCTTTCATTCATCCCACTTGCCTCTTAAAACTAGCAGTCCAATGATTGCATAGTTAGCCATATCCTTGAAGGAATCCTCAAGAGATTCGTGCTCAGGGTTTGCACCACTGTCAATCAAGTTGTTAATGCGTGCGAGTTTGTCGTGCATACGCACACGCAACCCGTTGATTGCACCACCTGGTGCTTGGGAAATATTTTTCGGACCATAATCTTTATGCTTAGAGATAAGCAGTTGAGATAATTCTTTGGTTACATTGGCAAGGTTTACTTCGAGGTGGAGTTCGCGTGCAATAACGGAATGGCTAACGAAACCATCAATGAAGTTCCCTGAGTCTCCGTCTTTACTACGTTTAAACCCAAGTTTGTTAGGTACTGAATAATCTGCCATATTTCCTCACGCTCCGCCTTCGTCGTCATTGGGTTCCTCCGCTAATAGTTGTTGTAAGTCACGGTCAAAGTCTTGCAGTGCAGACTTGACAATCATATCCTCAACCAACTCATCAACTAGGTCATACCCATTCTCACTAGCAAACAGTGTAACATAGGTAGACTGAGTTATCATTTTGATTTGGTCAGGTTTATCTGCATTGTCAAACAAGAACCGTAGCATCGACCCTAGCATAAGTTTGAAACCAGAGGGCAACAGATAGTACGGGTCAAACTCTTCACCCTCTTCCATCATATGGTCTATTAAAGCAAACGAATCGGGGAAGGTTATGTTGCAATCGTTGCAGTGATTATGGGGAGGAGTATCCTCAATGTTCATTTACACCCATCTTTTGGTGGAAGTAGTTAGCACCCTCTTGCACGAACATTGAATTAACATCGTGTCCGTCTGGGAGTTGAATGATAGTAACTGGTAATTCCCTGGCAAGACTAGTGGCGAATTGCGTGCCAGGCTGGTCTCCATCTGCGAATATAAAGACCCTTTCAAAGTCCGCCAACAATCGTGTGTAGTGTTTCTTCCAACTGTTCGCACCTGGTACTCCAACGCAAGGAATCCCAACGCAAGCAGAAAGAGTAAGGGTATCCAACTCGCCTTCACAAACTCCAATAAAATCACTGGCTCTCTCCACATCTATTACGTTGTACATCTTGGTCTCAGCCCCAGTCATACCCATATACTTAGGTTCAACTGCAGGGTTAAGGCTTCTAAATCGTAAGTCTACAACACCAGTCTTAGTTATGTAGGGTATAGATAGTCTTCCTTTGAATGCTTCGTGTCCTGTCTCAGGCTCCGCGACTACGCCTAATGACGCCAGACGTGCTACTTCCAGTGGTATGCCCCTGCTTCTTAGGTAATCTTCCGCCTGATAAATGTTTTCCGCGTACTGTGCTGCTGCTTTCCCCAGTAATTCCTTCTGCAAAACGCTTTGCTTCATTGAAATTTAATCCTTCCTGTCTCACAATAATTTGAATGCTGTTGCCTTGTACACCACAAGCGAAACAAATGAAGATATTCTTATCAAGATTTGCACTGCCTGACTGGTGGGTATCTGAATGAAAAGGACACTTGAGGTTTACTTGTCCGTGGGTCTGTCTTAATTTAGCACCATAGTGCTCAAGTATGGCTCTTATACTTGGAAGGTCGTTGTCAATTCTTATCACCGTATCCCGCATCTCTTAATAGTTTTACACCATCTTCTAGTCGCACTAACATAACCCAATCACCCACCGATTTCTCTCCCTGTCCATTGAGTCGTAACACTACTACACCCAAATCTTTTTCGTTGGCTCTGTCTTTGAGTTGTGCAATTGCAGCAGCGGGGTTGAACCCCGTGCGTGCCTTTACTTCCCAGTCAATCCCAACAGTACCAGTAACATCAGTACCACCGCGCCCAGCACCAGTAGATTCCGCAAAAGGAAATCCATTCTCCGCCAAGAAATTAGCAAGAACTTTCTGTGACCTGTAACCACGATGTTTCCTACTCTGTGATGGCATTAGGTAATGTCTCCATTCGATTGAGATATTCTATTGGAACATACCAAGTCTTCTCGTTATATTTCCATTCATCTTTCTTGCAATCTTTACCATACATCCAACCAACTGCTACATAATCTGGTCCCTTCCAATCAGGTGCATTGCGTCGTTCTTTATTACAAAGACCACCTGTTGTTAAAACATAGATTAAGTTGTCCTCATCTCGTGTTGTATATCGGAGCCCCCTGATAGGTGGGAATGAATAGCGAACTTCACCCAACCCAGGAATATCTAACTCAGACTTCCATTTGTTAAAGTGTGGTACAAAATCTTTCTTGCCAACCATTCTTGCGAATGCTAACTCTGAACCTGCACATACAACGTGTTGCCACATCTCCCATAGGTCACCCTCTGAGTAGTTGATGTTTCTAGTTGGGTCGCCAAAGTATGGCTTCTGTCGTTGATAACCTACTTCGACAGCAGTTGCTTCCTCAGTTGTACTGAGTGCATAAGTCCACACTAAGAGGCACTCTTATCCTTCTTGAGAATGCGAACAGCCCACTCTAATCCAGCGTTGACACCCTCAGTCCACTCATCTGTGACTGGTATCTTGGCTGCTTGAATCTTCTCGATTAACTTAGTAGTCTCCTGCTTAAGTTCAAGCAAAACAAAAGCACGCATCTCCTGAGTCATATCGTCTTCTTCTTCTCTAATCATTGCTTATCCATTCTCTGGTATGTCATCCATAAACATATACTCAGGATTAAATGCTAGCCACGCTAACAAATCTCCGTTTGCATCTGCTCTTCCGTATCTATTTTTTACTGGTGCAATTGCCATAGAAGTACCAACGACACCAAGAGTGCAGATAAGAGCAGGAAGTTGTGCAACTTTACCTTGGAGAGCCGACCTAGGCTGACAAGGATTACCAGATACAGCCTCAGAAGTATGGTGCAAAATAATAACAGCGGCATTAGTAGCACGGGCAAGATACTTCAACTCCTTCATAATCGCACGCATAGATGCGAACTCTTCACCACCATCGGTAGCAATATCCATTAGGTTATCTACAAAGATTGCAGTCGGTGGGCATCCCCATAGTTCCTCAAATGCTTGAACCTCTTCGTCTATATCTTGAAGAGTAGGTGATGATTCAAATGACCAGACAATGTGTGAACCTTTAGCAAGAGTTGCTTTAGTCCAGCCGTAGTCACTGTTCATTAGTGTCTCAACATCAGTTTGATTCTTACCACTAATCATTGATGCAAGACGCATAGCCATAGTGTGTGCGTTAGTATCTGCTGAAATGTAGAGGCTTGGCACCTTCATCTTAAGGGCTAAAGCCAGTGCCAGAGTGGACTTTCCCACACCTGGAGTACCTGCAAGCATAGAGACTTCTGCTCTACGAAATATAATTTTGTTTGAATCAAGCGAACGAAATACTGGAGGCAGTGGTTCTCCACCAATATCTGCTCTACCTACAGAGCGAACAAGTGTTCTCACTTCTTACCTCGTGCAATCTTTGCAGCCAAAACTTGCATACCTACTGCATTAGTAGTTGAACTTTCAACTGGCAGTCTTTCAATCTCTTCTGCAATTGCAACACGAGCATCGTTATATCCATCAACGTATGCTTCTTGTAATAAGTACTTGACTGTTTTTTCCATCCGCTTCTCCTGTCTTAAGTTGGAAGAGGGGTAGATATCTTCCCCTAATAAATACCCCTCCACCAATTCTACTTTATGTCAATGTCTAACCATTGACTGGTGTGCATTGTCCCTGGTCCTGTGGTTGTTGACATACCCACATTCGGTAAGGCTTGCCGTTCTTCTTCGAGATTCCCGACAGGAACTTTCTGTCCCCGTGAAGACACGTTGGAGTGGTACCTGATGCTTCCGCTGTCGGGGCGGTTACGAAGGTAGGAGAGGCTTGCTGCACGGGAGTTGAAGTAGGCGTCGCCAAAGGGGCTACCACACTTGCACCGTTAAGCATTCTTCCTGTTGCTGCAATCTGTGTTGAGAAATCAGCAACTCCCTCTAGCAATACGCTAAGTTCATCTGCTGTATTAGCACGGACATTTATCATATCCCCACCGTTGGTCTTGTAAGAGACCTGTAACTTCCAATCTTCTGCCATTACTTGTCCTCCTTGTTAACTGCAAAGCCTAGTGCTTCGCGTGCTTCATCTTGTGTAATGATTTTCATCTCAAGTGCAACTAACACATCTTGTGCTGATAGTGCATTTACTTTATGCATTTATTTTTCCTTCGTGAATTGGCAATGTTCTGTGAGTCCACAGAAATTGCACGATTGTAGGTTCGGTAGAAATATACCAGCCTTGCGTGCTTTATCAAAGCCATCGACAAAGTATTCAAGCGTGTCCTGTGTATACCTACTTAGGTCAATCATCTCTCCTGTCCCCGACTCACGAGACATCCAGTAGTTTCCTAGATTGACTTCCACACCCAGCATCATCTCGACTCCCACTTTGTAGAAGCCTAACTGGAGGTCAGATTGAGGACGTGCACGAGAGGTCTTTAGGTCAACGATAACTAACTTACCGTCAACCTCAAAGATTCTGTCAATGAACATCTTCACTGGTACTCCAGAGATGACAGGGTTTAACTCTAACTCGATAGCCTTAGCACCTTGAGGTGTCGTCCAGATTTTCCAGTTAGGGTTGTTCTTGCGCCATAGGATGTAGTTATCAGTCCATACGGAACCTTGTTCATACCACCAAGCAGCATCTTCCTTGTTAGGGTTGAGTTTAGTTGCTCGTCCTGCTACTCGTGCGTTGGCAAAGTCAAGACCTTCGGTCTCTTTACGCCACGCTTGTTCCCATAGTGGGTTAATTGTCATAGTCATACAACTCTGCTGCCAAGTGGAATGCTCGTCCGCCTGCTGACCAGATGGATGGTTCTTCTTCAACCTTAAGTAGTCTACCCAAGTAGTACTGGTAACCACAGGTTAGGTAGGTTGTAAATGCTGAGTAGGATATATGTGCTGGCAGTTCGTAACTGTCCAATTTAATCATCGACTTCTCCTGTCTGAAAGTTGTTACATAGTCCTCCCTTAGAGGACAGGAGGGTACTCAACAAGGGAGAACTATGTAAATCTATTAAGTTATATATAATAATTATATATTATATCGGCGCTCCGCGCCTTATATTAATTAATAATTTAATTAATAATCTGAGTATACACACACCCGACCCCTAATGCAAGTTTTAGACACGCCGAAGGCAACCCATAGAAATGACAAAAAGACCCCCAAGCCATAGGTAATCCTATGACCTGAGGGTCTAAGTGTCTTAAAACCGCCTTGGAAGGCTTCTAAAGGGTATTACTTTGAACCGCGACCAAAGTCTACGGCAGATGAATCTAGCCACTTGAGTAGCGGACCAGCGAATCCAGCCAATGCTGCCATTGATAGAGTCTTAAGGTCTGATTCACCAGCAAGGAAAAGTGCTACAGCAGATGCTGCCGCTGCACGAAACCAAGTGAGTGCTACTTGTTTGAATTGCTCCATTGTATCCTCCTAGGGGATTAGGCTTTTGCACCGTGCACTTTGCAACAGGTACAAACTTCGGTCTTGTATGCTTTCTTTGCAGGCACTGTAGTCAAACTAGCAATAACCTGATTAAGAGTCTTAGGTTGATTCATCCACCAAAACCAAGGAGAAGTATCGGTACCCATAGTGGACTCAATAGAAATATGAAGATGCTTATTATGAGCATTAGTCCCAGTGTACCGTCTGTTTCCCAACTTAGATTTTTCTTTGGACCAGATTCTTCCTTTGAAGATAAGGTACTTGACACGCTTATCTTCTTTAAGTTTTTCAAAAATATCTTCACAATCAATACCATTCTTCGGGTCGTGAGTTAAGTCAACTGCAAGACCAGTGTTATGGTCGCTGGTTGGACTCTGTTTCAAATGAGCGTTGGACGGAAGAAGTCCATCCGATGCTTTCATACGCAATGGCGCTATCGCCGTGGCTTGACGAAGGACAGCAATAGCGGCAGGTGTGGCTTTCTTGGCAACAGACTTCATTCATTCTTCCCTCTTTGTAACATCATCTGATAAAGGATTTCTACTTTTTCTTCTAGTCTAATGACGGAATCTTTGAGACTACTGCCAGAATTAGGCTTAAGTTCGTAAAGGTAATGCTTAACTAACCATCGAACTGAACCTGCGAATGCAGATACAATTGCTATTACAGATACGATTAGTCCAGCCCAATTTGCTGTGGTCATTTGCGCTCCTAAGAGTTATACGGTACGGATAGTGATTTGTAGAATTCCACCAAAGCCATCAAAGCGCTTATCTGGTGGGGTTAATCGGGTGAAAGTTACTTGTTCAATAACAGCCTGACGAGATTCACCAGTTGTTAAGTCTTGCCAAGTAACTACGTCGCCATTGGCTTCGATATCTTCCATTAGGCGAATCTTATCGAAGGCTCTGCCTTCATAGCCAAGCACTACGTTGTAGCGGTCAGTCTCAATGTCATAGCAATAGACAGGAAACTGCATCACACGCTGACGTGGAGTAGCAATCGTTGCCTTTGCTTGATAACCCTTGAACTGTGGACCCTTGCTTGCGTCCTCATCGTCTCTGTACATAATAAACTTGTAGGCTAAGTACTCTTGTGCCACAGCAGGAGATGATGTGGTTACCTCAGGTGCACCAACTGCTGCATCATAAGAAATAACATCATACTCTGTGCCTGCTTCATCAACAGTATCTAGTGTCATAGAGCCGTAGGTAAAGTTACCTCGACCTAAGAGACGTTTAAAGTTCTTCTTCTCTAGTGTGTTGTAGCGTATGTTGCCAGTAGTTAAGTAACCAGTAGGTGTTAACTCAGTTAAATCCTCTACATAAATAGCACCAGTAGTGGCAACAATCGCTGCAGCAGAAGTGACTGCTGTGGATGTTACGTTTGTAGCAGCCTTTGTGTATGTAAATGTTGTGGTAGTTGGCACAGTTAGTACTGTGAACTCACCATTAAATGTCGCATCGACACCTTCAACCCAGATTGAATCACTAATCGCTAAGTTATGTGCTGCACTTGTAGTCAGTGTTGCCACGTTGCTAGTCAATGCCTTATTAACAATTGTTCCTGCAGAGGTAGCCGATGTAGTAAATGCTAACTGTTCAGTACCATTAACAAAAGCACAACTAGTAGTTACGTGGTTTGTTACTCCTGGATAGTAGATATCATTAGCGTAAGCAAAGCGAAGCGTTTCTATTTCTGTACCTAGGTCCATACGGATAACACCAGGCTCGCCATTGACAGATGTGGCACACCATATGAAGCGGTCACGTGCTGCAAAGTCATAGCAAGGCTGAGATGTTTCTACGATAAGTGGACCGTAGTTAAGAGAGCCATCAACTTCTGATACTGCTGCTGCTCTAATACCCTTGTTGGTACCAATCATCATAAAGCCTAGGTAGTAATAAATTCTGTGGACAATCTCCCCCACTGGAAGTTCTGCTGCAACTACTGCCGATGTTAGAGTAGGCATAACTCCAGCAGTGGATAAAGTAAATTTAATAATAGTTGACTGAATACCATTGTAGCCAGATACATAGATAGAGGAACCTGATGCTGCTACAGATGTAAATACGTGAGTTGTAGATGGGTGCGTATAGACCGCAGTTGGCATTGCAACAGCAGATGATGAGAACTCATACACCTTGTTGTCTGCACACATAACAATACGTTCTTTAACGTACTCCATTGTTGCGTTAGCAATGGTACCAATTTCATCAAACATTAATGTTACATCTGCAGTTGATGCAGAGGTGCCAGTCAAAGGCTTCTTGTAGACAGTTTTCTTTGTTGCAGTATTGGTAATCCAAAATGCGTTAGTACCATCATCACAGATTCCATAAACTGCAGCATCTGTTCCAGAGTTGTAATCAATGAAGTGAACAGGTGCTGAACCTGGGACAATCTTGTCTACGTCATACTCATCCCACAGCAATACAGCCTCAGTGTTGTTGTACTTAATAGAACGTGCTGCCTGGAACGGGCGACCATTTGTACGTACGCGACCAGTGGTGACGTGGTTTACGTCTACATTGTTAAGTAGAGTTACTTCACCTTGCTTGAATACATCCACACCCTTGCTATCTGCAAAACGATAGTGACCAAATGGGTCAGATGTTTGAGGGTCGAAGTATACGATACCCGTACCACCGTGGAAGGAAGACTGTGAACGAATCCACCAACCAGTTAGGGATTGCTCGCCTGGTTCTGTTTGGTTGTCGAACTGGTCTTTACGAAATGGTGCTGTCTGTCTAATGTATGGTCGTGAATCGCTAATTGCATAGATAAATGGGAGTCCACCAATTGCTACATCATAATTGATGTCGGTGTTCTGCCATACTGCACCGTCAGAGACGATACCAATATCTGTTGCAATGGCTCGCGTAGGGCGACCTTCGGTAATATCACGACCAGCCACTTAGACTCCTTAAGGTTTATCTTGCTCTATTTGATTCTTTAATGCTTGCCAACTCCAGTAGAGACCGTAGTAATCGGCATCTAATGAGAATCGTTTCATATGTCGTACTAGCGCACCAGTGTGTGCGTATAATGGAACACCTGCTTCTTTAAGTTTGCGGAAGAACACAATGTCTTCTCCTACGAACTTATCGCCAATGCCTTCTTGCTCTGCAAACAAGGATTGGTCTGGGAACTTCTCACGAAGTTTAGGAATAATAGACTTGTGCATAAGACAGAACCCAAGACCTGCTGAATCAACAGGAACAACTTGGTTCTCTGGCAGTGGATGCAAGTGACGAATAGTGTGTTCATTCACCTCTGTAAATAAAGCAGGGAATGGTTGGGCTAGTGTGCCTTCGCCTTGCTTAGAGATGAAGTAAGTACCAGATATAACTGGCTTACCAATCTTGTCTGCAGCATCCCATAGTTTTGTAACTACGTGGATATCAATGACGATATCTGAGTCAACCCATAAAAGCCAGTCAGTCTTAACTTGGTCAGCCCAATAGTCAAAGAGAACCTGGCGTTGTCTGCCAATCTGATTACCTTGTACTCGCATACTATGAGTAATGGGGATACCATTAGCAGGAGCCTGTAAGGCTACGCTAACCATACCTTCTGTGAACTTGCCATCAGTGTTACCGTTATCACACCAGCCTAGGGCTAGCGTTCCTTTATTTACTTTACTCATAGTGTCCCCTAAGTTATAGGCAGTGTTAGCCTACTTACAATATACCATAGCCTGTCAAGTTAATCAAGTATTACTCAGCCACCATTGGTGTGGATAGTGCCGCTTGTTGTGCGTCATTAATTACCTCAGGTTCTGGAGCAATGAAGTTAGTACCATCATAAGTCCAGCCAATACCAACAGTTGTATGGTCTATATATTCAATACAGGTATGACCTGATACTGTCTCTGCCACCTCTACGGTGTCAGCAATAATTAAATTATTAACAATATTATTTATAATAACTGCAAAAGTTTTACTCATTCTTCATTCTCCTTAGTAGTAAACAAGACAACGACCTGCTCCGCCAGCGCCGCCAGCGCCGCCTGAGTTTCCATCGGTACCCGCTCCACCACCACCACCGCCGCCACCGCCTGCTCCGCCAGCGCCGCCAGCGCCACCGTTTGCACCTGCCGCTGTTCCGTTAGAACCGACAGCAAGGTATCCACCGCCACCGCCTCCACCACCAGTTGATGTGGAATTAGCACCAGCAGAACCGCCAGCATAAACACCAGCGCCGCCTGCTGAGCCACTATTACCACCACCGCCTACAGCAGTGCCAATACCGCCACCGCCTCCGCCGCTAGTTGCTGATGTTGCTCCGACTCCTCCACCTATTGAATAGCCGTAATTAGAACCAGCAGCATTATTGCCAGCGCCGCTACCACCAAAACTAGCAACACCGTTTGCTGTTGCACCGTCAGCGGGACCACCTGCACCACCATTGCCACCAGGACAAGCAATAAGAGAGCCTATAGTGCTTGCACCAGCAGCAGCGCCAACAGTAATAGCCGTTGGTGCTGGAATCCAACCCATAACTACTGCGCCACCACCACCACCGCCGCCACCACGACCATAACTATTAGCGGCACCACCATTGCCACCGCCCCCAATTAAGACTACAAATACCTGTGTTATACCAGCAGGATAAGTAAGTCCAGATTGTGATGATGTGTAAGTGTTTCTTAAAGTAAGCCCTACTGGAACTGCCGTAGGGAGCGTAGGTGGTTGAGATGCAGAACTAGCCACGGGAAATACTGTTGATGCCATTAGGAAATCTCCACTCCGCTGATATGAAAGTTAACTGTAGTTGCTGATGCAAGACCAGCAATAATCTTTGTAGTTGCAAGGACCTGCTTGAGGTCAAACATTGCAGTTGAGTTAGCAGCAAGTGCTACTGTTGTAAACATAGCAACTCCATCAAATGTCAGCGTAAATGTTGCTGCTGATGCTGCAGTGTTGGTTACTACAATATTAGTTACTATTGTAGTTGTAGATGATGGAACCGTGTATAGTGTTGTGCTTGATGTTGCCGCTGCTGTGCGAGCCAGTGCTTTACTTACTGTAGCCATTAGTTACTACCTCTCTTATTGGGCTTGCATTATAGTTAGGATTTGTAAATCTTGAATTGAATTTGTTACAGATGCTGTTGTTGCATAGTCAGGGTGTCCGTGTCCACCTACTCCAATAGGATACCAAACATTGTCTGTTGAATCCCAGACATATCCAGGACGGGGTGTATTGCTAATCGTGGCCATTAGTTAGTTCCTAACCCTAGTGCTTTGAGGTCATCTGTTGTAAGTCCAAGTGCTGCAAGTTTTGCAGTTGCTGCTATCTTGGCTGCAATCTGTGCTTTTTCCGCTTCTGCTTTAGCATCTTTTGCCAATTCGACATCAGCCCATTGAGCAATAGTTGCCTCATATTCGTCAGCATCCATTTCTGTGTAGCCTGTTTCATCGCTACCGACTTTAAGTGTTGGAAACTCTTCTTTGAGTGCAACAATTTTGTCATTTTTTGTCATTAGTTTTCCAATCCATAAACGGTGACTGTGCCTGTTAATGTGCCTGAGGCAACGGAAAGAATAAAGCCAGTATTGACCGCTGCAGTGTTGTTTTCATAACTTTCAAATATTGGACCAAGCGAAACTTGTTCAACACCAACACCGTAAATCTGACCTTGTAAAGATGCACTACCAACGCCTCGCACATTTAAAGTCAAACCTGTTAACCCCGTAGAGTTTTGCAAGTTAATGATTTGGCAACTTGAGCCATTGTTTGTGCCAGTAGTAGTAAGTGAGCCATTGTAAGGTACTACGTTGTATGAGCCATAGTATCCTGCTGCTCTTGTTGTTCCTGAAATTCTAAATTGCCACAACAACGGTGTTGAACTACCAGATGCATACATTGCGTCAAAAACAACAATGTATTTCTTATATGTGCCAGTAAATACGCCATCAAAAGTAGTGCCTGAGTTAGCCACTGCACTTAGTGTAGATGTTTGGATTTTTGTTAATGCACCGCTTGCAGGCGTAGCCCAAGTAGGAACCCCACCAGCCACAGTCACAACCTGACCAGTAGAACCAATGCCTAAGCGAGTAGGTGTACCTGCAGCAGAGGCGTAATAGGTGTCACCCGTAGTTGTTAGAAGACCATCGATGTTTGCGACATCTCTTGCTCTTGTCATTAGTTAACTCCCAATCCTAGTGCTTTAGGGTCAATACCTAATGCTGTTAGTTTCTCTATTGCCTCGACTTTTGATTGTGCCAATGCTTTGGCTTCGGCAATCTTGGCTTCTTTTGCCAATCGTGCCTCAGCATACTCTTTTACTTTTGCATCATATTCTGTTGCATTAAGTTGTGTATAGCCTTGCTTATCATCACCGACTTGAAGCGTTGGATTTTCTGCCTTAATAATTTCAATCATTTCGTTGAGTGTAGTCATTATGCTGTCGCCAATCCGTAGACTGCCACTGTTCCAGTGACATTTGTTGATGAAGATTTAAATAACAATCCTGTATAAACTCTTGCCGTATTAGTAATTCCGCCAAAGTAATTAATGATGTTTGAATCTTGGCAAACTACTGAGCCTTGGTATCTAGGAATATAACTAGAATTGCCAACATCTTGCACCCAAATATACCCAGTTGAATCACCTGCTCCGCCTGTGCCAATGGCAGAATTAAGTGTTGCCTGTGCCGCGTTATTTGTTTGAAGATTTGCAACTGTTGTCGTTGAGTAGTCTGTATAAATGCTTGAGCCATAATAAGAAGCAGCCTGTGTTGTTGGCCCTGCATAACGGAATTGCATTTGAAGGTCATCCGAGAATGTCACTCCTGAGATGTTTTCAATAACAACTAAATAAGTTTTATAGGTTGATGTAAAGATTCCGTCAAATGTTGTGCCAGTACCAGCCACATTTGAAAATGATTGGCGAGTAATAAGTGTCAATGCCCCACTTGATGCTGTAGCCCAAGCAGGAACTCCACCTGAAACTTTAAGTACTTGGTCAGTTGAGCCGATACCCAGTCTTGCTGGAGTATTAGCAGCAGATGCATAGATAATATCGCCAGTAGTAGTGGTCAGAGTCTTAGGCACATAGGCTGCATTAGCAGCAGTAGTTGTAATGGCATCTGTGTAAGCCACCTGCAGTGGGCAGATGATTTCTACAATGTCACCAGCAACTGTTGCTACGCTTAGAACAACGCTTGTTCCAGTACTAGCAGTGTAGTCATTGGTTCTAGATAGCAGTACACCATTGAGAAATACTTCTTCATAGCCTGGTGTGTATGCAAGAACTGTTGAGCCATCATCTGTACCAGTCAATGTTGTAGTACCAGCAGTAGGTGCTTTAGACCAACGAGTAACTACTGTAGTTGGTGCAGTACCATCTGTGTCTATCCAAATCTGTCCATCTGTAGGAGATGTTGGTTCAGTAGGTTGTGCAAGAGAACCTGCAACTGCTGCCCAACTTGCGTTGGTTCCATCTGTTGTGAGGAACTCACCAGCATTACCTGTCTGTGAAGGAAGGCTTACTGGGGCTGCTGCCCACTTAATTCCTGTTGCTTCTGCTGAATCTGCTGTGAGCAAATATCCATTAGTACCTACACCAAGTTGGTCAAATGTATCAACACCTGTTCCAACTAGTAAATCACCCTTAGCATCGAATGCTTGGTTGAGAACTGCTGCTGCACTCGCAGCACTTGCTGCTGCTGAGGTAGCACTAGTTGCAGCCGCTGTTGCTGATGCTGCAGAACTTGTAGCAGATGTCGCTGCAGCCGTTGCGGAGGCTGCTGCAGATGTAGCACTTGTTGCTGCAGCAGTTGCGCTAGCAGCAGCAGCACTTGTAGATGCCGCTGCAGAAGTAGCCGATGTAGCAGCAGCGGTAGCACTTGCTGCCGCGTTAGCCTCTGATGTTGCAGCAGAACTTGCATAACCTGCAATTGTTGCTACTGAGTTAGCAGCAGTTGTTGCACTCGCTGCAGCAGATGTGGCAGACGTTGCCGCTGCTGTAGCAGATGCTGCTGCACTCGTTGCTGATGTTGCTGCTGCGGTGGCTGAGTTTGCTGCTGTAGTTGCACTGGCTGCTGCGCTTGTTGCGCTAGTAGCCGCTGCTGTAGCAGAAGATGCTGCAGCAGTTACGCTTGCTGCCATAGTAGAAGCAGAAGTTGCTGCACTAGCAGCAGAAGTTGCTGCTGCAGTCTGAGAAGCACTTGCTGAGTTAGCAGAAGTTAAAGCAGAAGATGCTGATGTTGCTGCTGAGGCAGCAGATGTCGCAGCACTTGCAGCACTTGTGGCTGCTGCTGCTACCTGAGCATCTGCAAAGTCTTTGCGTACCGCATCTGATGCATCTGTTGGCGTAGCAAGATTTGTAATCTTAAACCCACCAGCGTTAAGGGCGTCGCCCATAGTCTTATTGGTCAATGTCTGTGCTGCGTTAGCAACTACTACAGTACCAGTTGTATTAGGTAGGGTAATTGTATTATCTTGAGTTGGCTCAACTACAGTCAGGGTAGTTTCGTAGTCATCTGCTACCGCGCCTTCGAATCTGATGCTAGCAGCAGCATTAGGAGTACCAGTAAATGTAGGGTCAGAGATAGTAGGAGCGGTTAAAGTTTTAGCAGTAAGTGTCTGAGTCTTGTCAGTACCTACTACGACACCTTCACCTGCTGCAATACCGTGCATTGTGTGAGCACCAGTACCGTCGTTGTACCCACCAGTTGCTTCAATGTGAAGGTTGGCTTCGCGGAAGTCACGACCAATTGCCATATGGCGAACAGCAGCACCAGCGGAGTGAGCCTGACCAGTACCAGAATTTTCAATACCACGGGTAATTGTTAATACGTTAGTACTAACAACCGTGACATCTACAATTTCTTCAAGGGCTGTATCTGGGTCAATGACAACAGTAAATGTTGTACCAGCGGTAACGCTTGCACCACCGAGTAACGCGGAGCCAGATACTACAGTACAACTAGTTGCTGTGTCTGTAAGGTTGGCTGCTAGCGTTGTCTGCTGTGAGCGTGAGGAATATTTTCTTGTTGTCATTTATCTACCTATCGGCTGTAGTGAACGCGGATTGGATACTGGGATTGTTGTCTTGCTGTTTCTTCATTAAGGCGTTGTGTATAAAGTGCGTAGAGTTGCTTGGTAGCAGTCTGTGATGCACCAAATGGACGCTTGCTATCTGTCTCATCTGCCTGAGGACTTACCTGAGACGCACGCGCTGGGTCTAAGTAGGTCAGTAGGCGATAAGAAGCACCTAAGATTGCAACATCGCGTGTTGAGTTAGGTAATCCTGTAATCGTGGCATAATCTTGAGCATTAGTTAATGCTGGTGTTGCAAGTTCTGGAAATGCCACTGGGTCAGTTGCATAGATAACCTTGACGGTACGACCTGGTTGAACAAAGTCACCGATAGTTACTGTTTGTGCTCCAGCACCAAATGCTGTGCTTGAAGCAAGCGAGTCCCAAGACCAACGACGGATTGGGAACCACTCTTGTGATGGTCCAATGTCCTGCCACATAATTGTCATAATGTTATTGATGTTGAGGTTGTTAAATGCGTAAGTAGTCTGTGCTGCATTAAAAACAAATGTTGTTGTTTTGACTGCAAAGATGTTTGCGCCAAAGGCGCCGATAGTATCGTTGAGTGCTTTCTTAATAACATAGCGTGGGAAGGTAGGCGTAATAGTAACCTTGGCTCCAGCGGTATGTGCAGCAATCTCTGTGCCTAAGTAACCACGACCATAAGGAGGGATGGTGGCTGTATTAGATACGCGGTCAAATGAGTCTAACCAAAACAATTCTTCGTCAATCTCAATAGCACCCTTACCGATATTGTCGGTAGATGCTAACTGCAAGATGATTGGGCTAGCAATAGTAGATGCAGTATCAGAAACGTCTTGAGTAATATAAGTTGCTCTATCCTGCTGGTATGTATAACCTGCAAGGTTGATGAGAACTTCATCAATCATACTTTCAAATGTTGGCATTAGATAGTCCTCAATGCTGCAAGAGCAGATAGTCCAGTAGTAGATGCTAACTCGTTACAGATAGCATTAAGGTTTTTGTAGTTATTAGGTTGACGAGCAGAATCAGCCTTGTAGTTAAGAGCAGCAATTAAGCCTTTACCTGTTGTCCCAGCCCAAGCATTGGCTGCACCTTGTGACTCCTTGAACACAGTCATTAGTGGATAATCTCCACCATTTGCTAAACGATTAAGTTCAGCACAAAATGATAAACCTGGAACACTAGCCATTACTTAGCCTTTCTTTTAACTGCTGCGTTGTCTACTAGATTTGGATAAGGTCGACCTGCAGCCTTAGCCCTAGCCTTTGCCTTAGCCTTTTGTGCTGGGGTCAAAGGTGTTGATTTCTTATTAGGATTCTTCTTGTCCCAGAATGCTTGTTTTTTCACCACTTCACCTTATCTGCCCAGTAGGCTGCTGACATTTTTCCTTTAGCAATATTCTTTGCGTGCCTCGCCTTGAATGATGCTTGACGTGCTGTTGGCTTCTTGTCTCCAGTAACACCCTGTTGACCAAAGCGAATAGTCTTAACCTTGTCTCCTTCTTTAGCCACAACAACGTGTGACTTCTTTGGGTGACTTGGTGTGCGCTTAGGCTTATTAAAGCCTGCTACTCCTGCTCGCTTTAGTCTTGGGTCCATTACTTTTTCTTCGCTTTCTTAACAGTCTTTTTCGTTTTTGACTTGCCTGCCTCAGAGAGAGCAATAGCAATAGCCTGCTTACGAGATTTAACAATAGGCGCCTTCTTTGGTCCTTTAGGATTAGCCCCTGCGTGTAAGGTTCCGCGCTTGAACTCGCCCATAACCTTTTCTACTTTGTTCTTCATTTACCGAAATTCTTGTTTCTTGAACGTGATAGGTCTGATGCCTTCTTTACCTCAGGGATAGTAAGCCCTGGGTACTTCTTTGCAATAGCAGCACGTGCTTGTGCTTCTGCTTGTGCTACACCCTTAGCGGATGTCTGACGTTGGATTTCCTTGATTGCAGCATCGCCTGTAAGTGGCTTAGGTTTAGGAGTTGGCATAATTACTTCTTCTTTCCCATTTTCTTGGTGGTCTTTTTAGTTACCATCTTTTTGCCAGTCTTCTTGGCTTCTGCCTTTGCCATTGCCTTACCTTTTGCTGTGTATGCGAATTCTTTCATTCCGACTTTTGGCATTATTTCTTCTTCGCAATCTTCTTCTTAGCAACCTTCTTGACAGCCTTCTTGCCCATCTTCATTTCCATCATTTTTTCTTTTTTAGATTCCATCTTTTCAGCCATCTTGTATGCTTTGTTTTTCATCATTATATTGCTCCTACTTCTTTCATTACTTCGACGGTTTGTTTAGTGATGTTTTTTGCAGTTGGCATAGTGTCAGCGTTGTAAGGTTTATTGAGAGCCTCACTAGCAGCGTATGCCTGTTGGATATGTTTGTGCGTTGTTCCTGCTGGTTGAATACCTTGTGCTCTTGCTTCCTTGTAGGCATTCAATTCTCCGACCCACTTCTTGTCAGATATATCTCGCTTGGCATCGCCAGTAGATAATTCAAGAAGTTGTATCTTGCAACCAAAGCAACCTTCTACGTACTCTGGGTGTGTCTGTATCTGATGTAATCCCATTTGTCCCTATACCTCTGTGAAGTTTGCCTCTGTGACACCAACACCACCAGCAATTAATGCTGCCTTTGTTGTATCGTCCACGTTGTAGTTTCTTCCACCACGATAGACTTGCTCAAAGGTTGGTAAGTCTGAGTCAAGGATGTATCGTTCCTGGGAGTAGACTCCGTTTTGCTTTACGATTGACACACCTACATCTAATTTATAGAAGTAAAATAGGCGTGCTCCACCAATAGGACCTTCTTGTACTGTTGGTGTTCTGAATAGCCAAGTAGCCATTAGTCCTCCTTAGTGAACTTACTCCGTGACAGGGAGTTTCCCCCCTGCCACAGCGTCAATTAACTACTAGAGAGCAGCGATTGATGAGCCTGTTTCCAAGCGGTAAAGTGCTTCTTCACGGTAGCGTGCAAAGCCGAGTACGCCGTACCAACCCATTGGGCGGAAACGCATCAACTTGTCAACGACTGGTCCGATAACAACGTGTGGCTCTTCAGCAACTGCCTGAGCAAGTGCTTGCTTTCCACATACGATTGTTGAGAATACGCGAGTTACTGGTGTAACTGTAACAACTGTTGTTGCTGTAACTGCTGCTGAGTTAGCAACGTCTACAGTGATTGTTGTTGTTGAGCCTGTTGTTGAAAGAGCAGTAATCTTTGCAGATGCGCCGATTCCTGTTCCTGCAATCTTGTCGCCAACTTCAGCGCGGGCTGCAATTACAGAAGATGAAGCAACGCCGAATGTGAATGCGGCTGAAACTCCTGCAACTGTTACTGCTGTTGTTGTCAATGCTGTCTGGTCTGCACCTGACTTTGTTGAGTACAAACGTGGTGATTCTACAAAGAATGCACCTTCGTATTGTCCAATTTCTCCAGCATAGATGTTCTCTGGTGTGGAGTAATTGTGTGGGTCGCGCCATCCTGCTGCGCCTGTCTCTGCACGAAGGTCGTGTGAAACTTCTGGGTGGATACCTGTCCAGTATAGTGAACCCTTACGGTATGCAGCCTTTGCTGAACGCAACTTAGCAACAGCCTTACGGATGTCTGCTGAGTCTAGTGTTGCAGCAGCAGTGATTGTTGCTGTTGATGTAGCAGTTGAACCGCCGTAGATTACGTTTGTTCCACCGTTAAGTGTGGTCATCGCAACCTTATCGATTGAATCTGCAAGGTTGAATGCAATTACGTTAGCAATTGCTGGGTCTACATCTGCGAGTGAGAATAGTTCCAAAGCGCGTGTTACAAGAACAGAGTTACCGTACTCGTTAAGAGTAATTGTAACTGTGTTAGGTGTTGACAACGCGACTGAATCTGGGTCTACTGTCTCTGTTAGTGTATCTGTTGCTGCATTTAGGTCAACGTACTTCTGTAGAACTACAGTTGAGCCTGGAATTGATTGCTGTGCTGGTGTCTTGTCTGCGACTGAACGAATTAGTGGTTCGGCGCGGAGAGCGAACTCAAGAAGACGGTCATACGCCTTCTGTACAAGACCTGCACCGCCGACTGTACCACCAAGAG